TAATGATGTTGTTTATCTTGTCAATCCAAATAATCCAACAGGAAAATTATTACCAGTAGAAGAAATTGAAAAATTAGTTAAGACTTATCCTAATACATTATTCATTGTTGATGAAGCATATTATGAATTTGCAAAACAATCCTGTAGTCATCTAGTTGTATCACATAAGAATTTAATTGTTACAAGAACATTTTCAAAGGCATTTGGATTAGCGTCCGTGAGATTGGGTTATTGTATGGGACATCCTGACACACTATCTCATATTAGAAAAATTAGAAATGGAAAAGCAGTCAATACACTTGGACAGTTATGTGGTATTGCTGCATTGAATGATCTTGACTATCTACAATCTAGAATAGATGAGATGAATGATGCGAAGAAATTTTTTATTGACAATCTACCAAACTATTATAATGCACTTGATAGTGATGCTAATTTTGTATTAGTAAAAACTCCAGACTCTAAAAAACTTCTAGAGAAAATGAAAGAAAATAAAATATTAATAAGAGACCGAAGTGCTTTTGACAATCTTGAGAACTGTGTTAGAATTACTATAGGATCTAAGAAACAAATTATTAGAGTTCTTGATGTTATGACTAATTAGTATGCTTGGATATAATCGTTTAGGAATCAACGGAAGATTAGGCAATCAGATGTTTCAGTATGCAGCACTGAGAGGTATTGCAGCAAAACATAATTATGATTGGGTAATTCCACCATTAGATCATACTACAATTCCAATGGCAGAGTATGTTCTGTTTGATGGATTTAAAATGTCAAGTGTCAAAGAATCTAACTTTGGATTTATACCACAAGATCGTCCAACTTATGATGAACCATCACATGATTTTGATGTAAACTTATTTAATAATTGTCCTGATGATATAAACCTAGATGGTTTTAGGCAATCAGAAAAATATTTTAAGCATATAGAGGATGAGATAAGAAAAGATTTTACTTTTAAAGATGACATATACGAACCATGTAAAGAGTTTATTAGTCAGTATGGTGATGATGTAATATTCATACATGTCAGAAGATCTGATTCTACAGGTAGAACAGAATACTTTCCGATTGCAGATATCGGATGGTTTGAAGAGATGTTGGAATACTTTCCAAAGGATGTTCCAGTTTTAATTTTGACAGATAAATTAGATTGGGTTAAGAGTCAAAAATTATTTGACCAAGATAGATTTCTTTTATCTGAACAAAGAGAGTATTCAAAGAATTTAGTGTGGAATGGTAGAGGTAAGATGGAATATACATTATCACCTTGGATAGATTTATGTTTGATGAGTTTATGTAATGGTGGTATTGTTCCAAATACTACTTTTGGTTGGTGGGGTGCTTGGTTACAGAAGTCAAAGAATAAAAAAATTGTATATCAACATCCATACTTTGGCCCTATATTCACACGACAAAATGAGGCATACATACATGTAAGAGATATGCATCCAAAGGATTGGATTCGTGGGCATCTCAAAGAAGAATACATTGATACAGTGTATACACCATCTGATAATGAAGTATAATGAAGATTGATTTATCTCAAGCAACTTTTATTATTCCTATTCGAATTGAGTCTTCAGATAGACTTCGAAATGTTATAACAATCGTTGCATTTTTAATAGAGAATTTTGATACTAATATAATAGTAAAGGAAGTTGATTCTAAATCAGTATTTGAAGAGCAAGCAATGCCGATATTAGATGAAATTGTAGAGAATGGTATATGGAAAAACTTTAATTTTATTTTTGAAAAGAGTGATAAACCTTTGTTTCATAGACAGAGAGTTTTAAATGAAATGATAATGGAAGCAGATACAGATATAGTTGTTAATTATGATTGTGATGCAATACTCCCAAAAGAATCATACAAAATTGCATATGATAATATTATGAATGGTAAGTCTGATGTTGTATATCCTTATGGACAAGGAATGTATCAGAAACAGGTAGCAGCAACAGATGAAGTTGTTTCTAATTTTCTAGATAAAACTGATTACTCACATTTAGATTCTGTTTCTAAAACACATACATCAGATTTTGGTTGGGTACAATTTTTTAAGAGACAAGTATATATTGAAGGTGGTATGGAAAATGAGAATTTCAAAGCATACGCACCAGAAGATAAAGAAAGATTTTACAGATTTAAAACTTTGGGTTATAATGTAGAGAGAATTGATAATTACGTTTATCATCTTGAACATGCAAGAGGAGAAAACTCTTGGTTCTCTAATCCACATATGAAATCAAATATGGGTGAATGGGAAAAGATTCAAACTATGAATAAACAAAACCTTTTGGAATATTATTCACAACAGGAGTATTTGAAAAAGTATGACTAAAAAAAGAGTTGCTGTTCTTGGTTCAAGTGGACAGATAGGTGCATATCTTACAGAGTATCTTCGTAAGAAAGATTATTTTGTAAGGGAGTTTGATATTGCAAATGATATACATGAAGACATGACTCATATACCAAATCCATTTTTAAGAAATGTGATTATGGATTCTGATTTTGTATTCTTTCTTGCCTTTGATGTGGGTGGATCACACTACCTTAAAAAGTATCAACATACTTTTAAATTTATTAATAATAATACTCGTATGATGGCAAATGTATTTGGATATCTAGAACAATATAAAAAACCATTTGTATTTGCATCATCGCAAATGAGTAACATGAGTTATTCTCCTTATGGTGTAATGAAAAGAGTTGGAGAACTATATACTAAGTCTCTAAATGGATTAATAGTTAAGTTTTGGAATGTCTTTGGAATTGAAAAGGACATGGAAAAAGCACATGTCATTACAGATTTTATTGCAAAAGGATTTGATAGTGGTGTAATTGATATGATGACAGATGGTACAGAAGAAAGGGAGTTTTTATATGCTGAAGACTGTTGCGAAGCTTTGGAAACAATTATGGGTTGTTACGATCAATTCACTCATGATGACGAGCTTCATATCACTACTGGTGTCTCTACAAGCATTTTGGAAATTGCACAAAATATACAAACATTATTCAAAGGTATCGGTAAGGAAGTCAAGATTGTTCCGTCATCGTCGAAAGATGAAGTACAAAAAGATGCTCGTAATATACCAGACCCATACATTAAAAAGTGGTGGCAACCAAAAACAAGTGTAGAGGATGGTATTGCTAAAGTATTTGAGGTGATGAAAAAATGATTGGATTTGATTCAATAGGAACTATGGGACGTTTAGGTAATCAAATGTTCCAACATGCAGCAGTAAAAGGTATTGCAAGAAAACATGGATATGAATATTCAATACCACCAAAAGATCCTAGTTTACAAATAGATAATTATGGATTGTTAGATGCTTTTGAAATGAAAGGTGTAGATCATATAAAGTATTGTTTTAATGCTATGCCAGCACAGGAAAGGTTTTTTAATTATGATGAAGAGTTAATGGATAAATGTCCTGATAATGTCAATGTTGCTGGATTTTTTCAATCAGAAAAATACTTTGAACATATTGAAGATGAGATAAGAAAGGATTACACATTCAAGAGTAACTGGTTACAACCGTCACTTGATTTTATGAATCAGTTTGAAGGTAAGGAAGTTCTTTTTCTTCATGTAAGAAGAGGAGATCCAAATCTAACAGATAAGAGAGGATTTAAATGGGCATATGTAAATTTACAAGATCAACATCCAACTCAACCGATTGAGTATTATGAAAAAGCATTGACATATTTTCCTGATGATATGCCAGTTTTAGTATTCTCAGACTCAATCGATTGGTGTAAAGAACAAGACATATTTCAACCTGATCGTTTTATGTTTTCTGAACCCGAAGATGTATATGATGATGGTGCATTAGTTCCTTATATAGATTTGTGTTTGATGAGTTTGTGTAGTCATGCGATTATTGCTAACAGTTCTATGAGTTGGTGGGGTGCATGGTTGCAAAGTAATCCACATAAAAAAGTTATTGCACCTAAGATGTGGTTTGGTTCTGCGTATCAATTCCATGATACAAAAGATTTATATCCAGAAAAATTTATTGTTATTTAAATGAAAGCATTAGTTACTGGTCATCTTGGTTTTATAGGAAGTCATGTCTATGAACATCTTTTATCACACGGACATGAAGTTGACGGATATGATATTCCATATGATCTAGGTGATTTTAAGACAAATAAAAAGTATGATGTAGTAATACATCTAGCAGCAAATGCTGCGATACGTGAGGCAATAGAAAATCCTGATTTGTTTTGGGAAAATAATGTTGTAAAATCTAAACCTATATTTGATTACTGCAGAGATAATAATGTGAGATGTTTGTATGCAAGTTCTGCATCTGTATATGAATGGTGGATAAATGCTTATGCAATATCTAAAAAAGTAAATGAGATACAAGCACCACCAAATAGTGTGGGTATGAGATTCTTTAATGTATGGTCAGAAAAGGTAAGTCGTTCTGATATGTTATATCGTATGTTGGAAGAAAAAACTGCAACTTACCTGACAAGACATAAAAGAGATTGGATTCATGTTAATGATATTGTAACTGCTATTGCAACTTTGATTCCGAGCAGTTATACTGGAGTATTAGATGTTGGTACAGGAAATCCTGTATCAGTTATTGACCTTGCAACTAAAATGGGAATGGGACATTTACCTATCAAAGAAGATACACCAGGTGAAAGAGATATTACCTGTGCTGATATCTCACAGTTGATGGAACTTGGATGGATTCCAACAATCGATATTCTTGATTAATATGGACAAAAACAAATCAGCATATAAATTAAAAGGTTTACCACCAGTTTATTGTATCAACTTAGATGACGAACCAGAGAGGTGGTTCTATATGGAAACTCAATTTAAGTATTGGGAGATAGAAAATTACACACGCATCTCTGCACATGATGGTCGTGAAGATGATCTAAGTGATATTATAAAAGGAAAGTATCCAGATAATATGAACTCTGGTGAAGTTGGATGTACAACCTCTCATCTAAAAGCAATGAAAGAATTTCTTAAAACAGATGAACCTTATGCCTTTATCATTGAGGATGATTGTGATTTTAATCCTGTAAGACATTGGAATTTTTCTTGGAGAGATGTCATGTCAAAGATACCATATGACTTTGATGTATTTCAAACTGCAATTATAAATCCTGGTCAATTATTCTTAAAGATGCATAAGAGATTTGTAAATGATTTTTCAACTGCATCTTATTTAATTACAAGACATCATGCAGAGAAACTTGTGAGACTACATTGTCGTGGTGACAAGTATAAACTAGATCAGGGAGCAAAACCAAGAGCAGTTGCAGATGATTTAATATACAATTCAGGAAATACATATGCAATGCCATTACTTCTATACAAGATAGAGATGGGTTCATCTATACATGGAGATCATGTTGAAGTATTTCATCGTAGCAGTCATAATGGACTTACTAACTTTTGGCAAAATGATTCAAACAAGATTGAAAATTGGGATGAGTTGTTTGATTATGACCCATACATGGGGAGATTACCACCAGAGGGGGAGAAATAGTTTAATTTCGTAACACTTGACACATTCTTAACCATATGCTAAACTAAATATTATTACAGAAACAAAGGCCCGAAAGATCGTACCCTGTGTTGAATGTAAGGAATCCCATGTCGGGGAATCTATCATCCGCAGGTTTTTTTATGCCTTGCGAGATACTATAAAACAAAAATGTCTATTAAGTCTAAAATTGCAGCAGTAGCTGCGTCTCCATTCCTATTCGCTGGTGCTGCATTTGCAGGCCCTTATGTCAATTTGGAAGCAACTGGTTCATATCCTGATGGTGCATACACATCTGGTGGTCTAGAAGCAGTAGTTGGATATGAAGGAGCAACAGAATCAGGTATCGGTTGGTACGTGTCTGGTGGCCCAACAGTAACTCACACAGAGACTGCTGATGAGTTCGGTGATGTAGAATTCATTGGATACCTTGGTGGATCTTATGATAAGTTCTACGGAGAAATCTCTGGTGTAACTACACCTGCTGACGATATTGACTTCTCTGCTAAAGCAGGTGTTAAGTTCGTTTTCTAAATAAGATTGAGACATCGTTCGTGCGGTCTCTACAATCGGAACTACTCAAGACTCCTTCGGGAGTCTTTTTTTGTCTGGAAATCCAAACAATAAATATTGTTACAGGAGGTTAAGACAAATGTTACACTTATTAGGTAGAGGACAAGCACCAGAATGGGACGAAGATAAACACGATATAGATGAGGTCTTTGCCTTTCTGTGTTATCGTGGAATTCACTATGCAAAGTCGGTATGTATAGAT